AGGATACCGACGGGACCGAAACGACGCTCACCTTGACAACCGACTATTTGATTGAAGCTAATGGTGAAGGGATAGGAAAAATAGTTTTGCCCTACGGCGGGACATGGCCGACAGGCAGTCTCTATCCCTCTAATCCAATCAAGATCAGATTCACGGCGGGCTGGACCACGGCGGCCCTGGTGCCGAAAAACATCAAGCGGGCGGTCCGGTTTGCGGCAGAGGATGCGTACTATCACGGAAACCGGCACGAGGTTTTGCAACCGGCGATCATGAATTTGCTTTCATCTTATAGGCTGCACGATGAGTTTTAAGTCCACCTCCCCGGACGAATTAAATAAGCGGATCATAATCCAGGCCTCAACAAAGGTGCCCGATGGAGGCGGCGGGTTCACCACGGTCTGGACTGATATCGCTACGGTTTGGGCGGCTGTGTGGCCCGTTTCCGCTTCTGAGCAGATTCAGGCGCAAGCCACGACGATGGTCGTCTCTCACCGGATCAGAATCCGGTGGCGCTCGGTCATGAGATCGTCTTGGAGGATTAAGTTTGAAAACCGTTATTTTTCAATCGTTGGGATCACCTCGCCGAACGAGGGGCGGGAATGGCTGGACGTGCTTTGTAAGGAGGCGGCTTAGATGTCTGACTCCGCAATCATCTGGAATCTGAAAACGGCCATAATGACGAAGTTCAATGCCGTAGATGGAACAGGGGCGCACAATGCATTTTGGGAGGCTATTCAAGGGAGACTTTTTTTCAAGAAAGCCCCAGCGGAAACACCTTTCCCTTATTCGATATTTTTTATTGTGGTTCACACGCCTGACCGGACATTTACTGAGGATAACCGAGAAATTCTCGTACAGTTTTCCCATTTCTCGGATGATCCGGAGTCGTCAAAAGAGGTCGATGACAATGATACGTATTGCAATGACCTTTTTGACGAAATCGAGAAAAGGGGCGGATTGTCCATCACGGGCGCAACGCTTATTTGGATGAGGTTTGCCAACAGTACCGGATCGGATTGGGAGGAAGGGGAAACACCTGAAGCGGGGGGCGGAAATTGGCATTGTCCGACCGATTATGAAGTCAAAGTCTCAATGAACTGAGGCGGAAAGGAAAGAATGCTTTCGATCATTATCCCTTGTTACAATCAGCACGACATGACTGAAGAGTGCATCAACGCCATTCGGGAGAATACACAGGACTATGAAATTATCATAGTGGACAACGGGTCAACGCCGCCGATCAGGAAACCTTTCACCGGAGACATTGAGACGACCATGATCCGCAATGAGAAAAATGAGGGCTTCCCGGTGGCCGTCAATCAGGGGATCCGGGCGGCGAAAGGGGATGTGATCGTCCTCCTGAATAACGATGTGATTTGTGTACCTCTGTGGGCCGAAAAGCTCCTGCCGCATCTCGATACTTTCTCCATCGTCGCCCCGCTGACAAACTTCTGTGCCGGGATTCAAAGCGTGCAAATCGAGCCTTATGGAAACAAGGAAGAATTGAATGAGGCGGCGGGGCATCTTTCCGAAGAGTGCGAAGGACAGACGACCGAGGTAAATTGGCTTATCGGTATTATCATGATGTTCAAGCGCAGCCTTTACGATGAGCTCGGTCCGTTCGATGAATCCCTCTGGCCGTCCTGTGGCGAGGAAATCGACTTCTGTTTCCGAGCACGGGCGGCAGGGTATAGGATTGCAGTTGTCAATGATGTCTATGTTCACCATGAGGGTAGTCAGACTTATAACGCTCTCTCTGCGGCAGGGGTGATTGATTACCGAGAAGTCTGCAAAAGAAATGATGTCCATCTCGCCGAAAAATGGGGCGCAGACTTTTGGGACCGGCAGATTGTCGTCGATAATTCGATCCGCCTCAATCTCGGGTGCGGACGGTATCATCTTCCGGGATTCATCAATGTGGACCAGTTCGCAAACGTGAATCCAGATCTTGTCTGCAATGCCCTCGACCTTCCCTATGCGCCGGGTTCGGTTGATGCGATTTATTGCGGTCACATGCTTGAACACCTTACCCATGAGGAAGGACAGCGGGCCTTGAAATACTGGCATGGCCTGTTAAGGCCGGGAGGGACTATTGCTATCACGGTCCCAAACTTCGATGTCCTGGCGAAGCGGCACCTTGCGAATCCAACGGCAGAATCCATGAGGGAGTTTAACGATCAATGGATTTATTCATATGTCCAGGAATCCCTTCATCGATACTGCTATAACGAGGCGCTTCTGGTGGAGATCATGACCGGCGCGGGATTCACGGAACTTGAACGCCTCCCTATCGATCATCCCTACTTTGTCGATCCTGTTGACTGGCAAATCGCATATCAGGGGGTGAAATGATGAAATGCAGGGTATGCGAAACGGATTGCAAGATGTTCCTGGACCTGGGGTGGCAGCCGATAGCCAACAATTTTATCGCGCGGGATCAATTTCCGAGCGAACCTTTCTATCATCTCCAGGTTTTCTTTTGTCCATCCTGCTTTACTGTCCAGCTCGGGGAATGTCCCGAGGGCAGGGGAGTGTTCAACGAAAACTATCCGTTTTTCACCGGCACATCGCAGGGCATGATAAAACACTTTGTGCAATTTTCAGAACTGATCAAAGAGAAATATCTGCCGGCGAATGGGACTATCATGGAAATCGGCAGCAATGACGGGACATTCCTTGAGCATTTCAAAAATTGGGAACACATGGGGTTTGACCCATCTGAGAGCGTCACCCGAGTTGCAAGGTCCAAGGGCATTTCGGTATATCCGAAACCTTTTGAGACGTTCCCGGCAAAGGACTCGAAACGATGGCATGGCGCCACAGATGTTTTCATATCCGCGAACACCTTCGCCCATATCCCCGACCGTCACGGCGTCTTGAGAAACATTAAGATAATGCTCGCGCAAGGCGGAGTGTGGATTAACGAAGAGCCCTATTTGCGGAGCATCATAGATAAGTTGGCATACGACCAGATTTATAATGAGCATATCTTCTACACGTCAATCGCCTCGATGCGAAATGCACTTAATATGCACCATCTTGAAATTATTGACTTTGAAATTCTCCCGACGCACGGGGGATCGATCAGATATTTCATAGGGCATAAGAGGGCGGAGGATAGCAACGGGAAAATTGATCAGGCCGTAGAGCATGAAGGGCTTAACTCATTTGATGTGTTCCAGCACTTCGGACAGGCCGTGCAGAGATGTGCAACGGAATTTAAGAAAAATCTACTGGCTCTGAAAAGGCCCGTTGTCGGGTACGGCGCAGCGGCGAAGAGCACGACCGTCCTGAACTACTGCGATATCGGGCCGGATATCGTGAGCAAGATTTACGATACGACGCCGGAAAAGCAAGGCAAGTTTTCACCGGGTAAGCATATCCCGGTTGTGTCTTATAGCCAATTTGCGGAGGATGATACCCCGGATGTGGTCCTATTCGTATGGAACCACGGAAGGGAGATTTACGACAAGGAGAGATATCGAACCCGGAACTGGCTTCTGCCCGTAGGGGGTGCCGCATGAAGATAAGCAACCTCCATTTGGCAATCGGAATCCCATTGAGTTTCCCTTGGGTGCCATCGAGCTTTTTCCATTCGTTCATAGAAATGGATCGTCCGCCGTTCACCTTTCTTCACGCCGAGAATGGGCCGATCCATGAACTGAGGAACAACCTTGTGGATAAGGCCCTGGAGATCGGCGCGACACACCTTATTCAGATGGATGTGGATCAAGTCTATCATCCTCAGACGATCACGAAACTCTTATCTCACCGGCTGCCAGTTGTGGGCGCCCTGGTGCACCGGCGCTACCCACCCTTTGACAGCCTCATGCTTAAATCGGTTGAGATCGATGAACACCGGAATGGTTATGTGAGTATCGATGAATGGAAGGATGGAGAGCTGGTAGAAGTGGATGCGACCGGCGGCGGATGTCTCATGTTCGACATGCAGGTATTTCGCAAGATGCCCCGGCCATGGTTCAAGGCGCAGACGAACCCGGACGGATCTGTTTTGGGGGAAGATATCGGCCTATGTCAGGAATTAAAAGCGGCGGGATACCGGATCTTTGTTGATACATCAGTTCCGGCGGGGCATTTGACAACAATGATCGTTGATCGAAATACGAGTCTTTTATATCGGGCAATGAAATTATCGAAAGAAAAAAAAGTTGCGGCAATGGGGGTATCTGAAGACAACTAACAATCAGGGTTTCCCGGCGGACTGATCATCCAAAGGGAACGCAAGAGAGAAACAAGGCGGCTGGATAGGGCTATCCCTCTATTCATGCCGCCTTTTTCTTTGCCCTGAAAACAGCACCACGAAACAGGAGGTAATGACAATGGGAACCACAAGGGCGGCAGTACAGAGCGGAAGTTTTCAGAAGGTCACGCTGGGCGCGACTTCCAAGGTCTTGGGGGCGGGCACATGGGCAATCTCCGGGGGAACGCGAAAGACGATCGATGTTTCCGAATTCGGGGACGATATCGATCAATTTGAATTCGGCACGGCTGATGGCGGAACGATTTCCATCACCGGCGTCTGTCTCGATCCGACCGATCCGGAACAGAACACTCTCCGGTCATGCATGGTGAATAAGGTCAAGCTGGTCAACTCCACCACCAGCGGGCCGCGTTTCTGGATCAACTCGACCAGCTATTACACCATCGGGACCAGCGGGGCGATCCTTATGACCAACGCGATATCGATCCAGGCCGACCGGAACAACGTCGCCAAAACGAGTTTTGAGGGCAAGGTCTCCGGGGCCTTCATGTATCTGATCTAAGCCGAAAGGCGGAAAGGATTTTAGATGATTGTCGATCTTGAAGAAAAGACCGAAAGAGGGACCTTTGAACTGAAGGGCGGCGGGAAGGTGACAATCCGCCTCCTGACATTGAATGATCTGAGGGAGATCCGGAAGGCCACGGGGAAAACAGTGGCGGAGTATCCGCTATTGGAAGACCCGAAAACAAAAGAGCTGGTCTATCGGCGTTTCGAGGGATTCCATTTTGACGGTGATCTCTTTGATGAAATGAAGTGGGACCGGATCATCATGGGATGGGAAGACCTGTTCGATAAGAACAAAAAGCCTATCCCCTGCACGAAGGAAAACAAGGTCCTGCTCATGACATCGGGGAAGGCGCCGGAGTTTGTTGAGGCGGTCGAAAACGGCCTGAAGGCGCTCCGGGAAGCGGACGAAGCAAAGTCAAAGGCCGCTGAAAAAAACTGATCGACTGGATCGAGTTCGTGGACTTTCAGGCTCGATCCACCTTTGAGTTAGATGGCAGAACCATGACGGCATGTGAAAAATGCCGGATGGACTATGCAGAAAGGAAGCCGCCCGACGAGCCGCCGTGCCAATCCTGCCGGGTAGAGCTGAAGGTGGAAAATGAGGATGCCGCGAGGATTTTTCAAGTCGTTCGCGGCCAGATACGGACACGCTTTAATGGACAGTATGATGTGGTGGTCGATCTTGACCACAATGCAGTCTGGGCGGCGATTGATGCCTATGGGATCAAGGATAGGACGGGCACGTTCGAAAAAGTGCTCGCCTTGTTCCACCATCAACTGAGGGAACAGGACAATGAGGGTTAGTAACTGGAATCCGCAAAAATATGACGGGGAGATCATAGCGGCATCTATGGACCGGCTCGAAAGGGCCGCCGAGGTAGTCGCCGATGGCGCCCGTCAACGGGTCCCGGTCGATACCGGGACGCTGAAAAACTCAATCCGCGTTACAAGACTTCGGGGCGATCCTCGCCGAAATGTCCGCATCTATGCCGGACACAGGGCCAAGGGCGGCAGTATGAAGAAAGGGGCGGAGCGCGGGGCCTTCTACGCTCACATGGTCGAATACGGGACGGTGAAGATGAGGGCAAGACCCTTCCTTCGTCCCGCCCTGAATGCAAGTAAATCGACGATACAAAGTATTTTGAGGAACGGTGAGTAAAATGGCAGGCGGATCGGTCGGCGTAATTTTTGCGGAACTGGACTTAGACGCCTCTCGTTATACAAGAGGCCAGCAAAAGCTCCTTCAAGACGCCACAACTACCACCCTGAACATCGAGCAGAACTTCAAGAATCTCGGCATAAAATCATCCGCTGAAATGGATCTCATGCGTCAGAAGATCCAGAACAGCTTTGACATGATCACCAATTCCGCCAAAGCCTCGGCGACTGACAAGCTGAGGGCGGAGCAGGCATATCATGACAAGCTCAAAGCCTTGGATGAACAGCAATTCGGGCGCCAAACCTCCCTCCTCTCAACCCTGAAATCAAACTGGATTGCCTTCTCCGCCGCCGCCGCGACTGCTATCTATGCCGTCAATAAGGCCTGGGACCTTGCCAAAGTCGGGGCCGAATATCAAGAGCAGCAGGGCATCCTTGATAACCTCTCCTCAAAGTACGGAACGACCGCCGACGCCATAGTTGAGGCAATGGAAACGGCCAGCTCCGGCCTGATCTCAAAGGCCGATTTGATGACCATCGCCTTGGGGGGAATTGCGAAGGGCTTGAAGCCGGATGAATTAACGGCCCTTGCGGACGCTGCGGAAATCCTCGGCGATGCTTGCGGGGTGACTGCGACGGTCGCCCTTCAGGATCTGACTCAGGCGATGGAAACCGGCAAGACCCGAGCCCTCCTTCCCTATCTTGGGACCTCCATTGACCTTGAAGCTGCTTTCGGTGAACTTGCATCAAAAATGACCGCTGCCGAAAAAGCTCAGGCCATGCTCAACATGACCATAATCAAGGCGACGGAACTGCAAGCGCAGCAAACGAAAGGCGTCAACGATGCAGCCGATAAGATTGAACGTATGGAAGCGGCATGGGCGAATGCAAAGCTGAAGCTGGCTGAATTTGCGGCGACTTTGGTAGTGAGCATTCTCGATGCCCCGGCGAAGATTAACGCCATGTCTGCGAGCGTGGATCTGCTCACCGGTGAAACCATCAAAGTTACTGAAGCCACAAAGGAAGCCAACGTCGCGCATAAGGAAAGCGCGGATATCCTGTCAAATGTCGTCCTGGTCGGCAATGAGGTAATGATTCAGGCGGAGGCGAAACTTGCACAGATAAAGAATACGGTACAGGCCCGCGTAGATGATACGAAGGCGGTCAAGGAGAATGCAGAGGCGGGAAAGAAGGCCGCCGATGATGCGATTGTGGCTGAGAAAAAGCGGTATGATTATTTCATCGCGAGAGAAGGGGAATGGCTTACAGAATCCGAGAAAAACGCAGCAGAACTAACAAAGGGCAAAGGAGAAGAATACGATAAAGATCAAAAGAACTGGATCGATAAGCTAAAGTATAAACAGAAAAAAGAAGAAGAATATCTCGAATGGTCTGAAAATCAGCAGGAAGAATATCACAAGGGAATGGCCGAGTGGAAGGCTGAGGAAGTCAAAGATGCAATAAAAGCCGCCGAAAAACGCGGTCAGTATGAACGCGAGATTTACAAGGATCTCCGGGGGTATGCGAATCAATACTATGCGTCAGAAGAAGCACTAATTCAGGCTCAGGCCGAAAAATACAAGGCCGCCGGGGTTGATCAGGTCGCCGTTGCCGTCTGGGTAGCGCAACAACTGGATGACCTCAATCTCAAAAAACTGAAATCCTCTGACAGTTTCGTTGACGGCGTCAAGGCCGGATACCTCGAAATGCAGCGCGACGCCACGACCTTCGGGGAATCCGGTTATCAGATCTTCAAGACCTTTGCCGACTCCTCCAAGACTGCCCTTTCTGACATCCTGTTTCAAGGCTTCAAGACCGGCACCATTGACGCGCAAGCGGTTTGGGAAACCTTCTCGGATACCATGCTCCGCAAGTTCACGGATACACTTGCCACCATGGTAGTGGAGGCTGCTGCGAAAGATGTTTTGATGATGTTCCAAGCGGAGTGGACGGCGGAATCTTCAAACATTCTCGGAATCATCAATAAAGGTTTGGAGGTTTTTAATTGGTTGACGGGGAGCGGTGGCGGCGGTGGGGGCGGCGGCGGATGGCAACCCACGGCCCCGCTGCAAGGAGAGGCTTATGGCGGCCTGATCCAGGGTTACACCGCCGGCGGGGACTCAAAGGCGAACGATACCATCCTTGCCATGCTTTCCCCCGGTGAATTTGTCATGCCCCGCTCCGCCGTCAACGATCAAACCCTTCCCCTGCTCGAAATGATGCGGCAAGGCGGACTGAGGGGATACGCCGAGGGCGGAGTTGTCGATGCGCTAGGGAACGAGGGGACCGCCGCACAGATAGCAACCCTTGAAGCCTTCCGTAAGTATTGGGAAAACCTTCAGGGGTTCGGGAAGGGCGCGGAACCTCTTTTTAGGCCATATAACTATAACAACGATGATGATTGGTGGATCACTCCCGACGGGCAGTTGCATGACACCCGCCACGCAAACAGGGGCTTTCTGGATTGGGCTATTCCGGCCATTATCGCAGTCGGCGGCGGATATGCGACCGGAAATCTGGCAGTTGGCTCCGCGATCATATCATCCATGATGAGCGGGGCGAGCGGTGACAAGATCGCCCTGGCCGGGATACTTGCCTATGCAGGACAGGCGGCGGGGCAATATGTCGGGTCCGCAATGGATAGCATTTTCACCCAGACCGGAACTGGGGGATTTGAAGCCCTGGCCGGAACGGGATGGGCCGGAGTCGGAGCCAATGATATATGGTCCATAGTGGAACAAATCGGAATGCAGGCACTCAAAACTGTTGCGACCAACGCTGTCAAGGCGTCCTTCAAGTATGCCCTCGGGTCGATGTTTGGAGGAGGAGCCGGAGGCGGATCGGCTGAATTCTCCTTTGGGGGGATTGACAGCGACATGGGTTGGCTGTCCGAACTCATGGGTGGGATCGCCCCTAAATCATCCGGCTTTGGTTTCGCCCTGGATCGCGGCCTCTCTTACGTCCCCTATGACAATTTCCCGGCCCGACTCCATGAAGGCGAACGGGTGTTGACAAAAGAAGAAAACAGGGCAGGCCGTTCGATCAACTTTTCCCCTGGGTCTATCGTCATCAACGGCTCGAACCTCTCACCCGCACAAATGGCAAAGGAAATCGTCCGCCCGCTGAAAGAGGAACTTCGGCGGATCAATGCAAGGTATAACTAATGCGTACCCTGACCACTCTGTTTGAAACCGAGAAAAACAAGAAAACCGGAGCAAAGCCTGTCTGGATTCTGAAATGCCCGTTTGTTGCTAAAACGGTTTATCTGTCCGATCGAACTGTTACCTATCTATCCGCGACCGAACTAATGCCGTATCAGGTTGACCGGGATTTTTCCGCGGGATCTTGGTGGACAAATACCGACTTGGCAGCTTACGATGAAACGGGCGACCTCACAATCACGGCAAACGCTATCAATCAGGATTGCAAACTTGACGTTGCCAACGCACCGACGACTATCGGGAAACGGTATCGTTTAACATTTTCGCTGGCTAATGCCGTTGGAACATGGAGAATATATGATTATTCTGGGGTTCAACTTTTAGGAACCACGACAAGCGCAGCCACGCAGACAATAGACTTCACCGCTGCGACCGCCGGCGGCATCATGATTTTATCAAACAATGTAAATTCAAGCGGCGACTTTGACAATTTCAGCCTCAAAGAAATATGCGATACCCTTCCATGGATTTCTTCATGGGGAAGTATAGATGAGGACATTTCAAACGAACTTTCAATGCCGATGGTCAGCGACTTCTCTCTGTCGATCATCATTGACCCGGATGCAGACCCGGACATCCACGATCTTCTGTGGTCGGAGGCGGTCGAAACTCTCAACTTTGAATTGTACCTCTGGTTCGAGGGCCTGACCGTTGCAACAGATCCCATGATATTGGTCTGGACCGGGAACATCGTGGACTTCGAGAAAGAAAACGAGCTGATTTACAACGTGGATTTTGTCGATCAGTCCGTCAAGTATGACAAGCATCCGGGCGATGTGCTTTCCTTGGCCGACTATGCCGACGCGGATCTCGATGACGTGGGCTATCAGTTGCCGATCATTTACGGAGCGGTTGAAAAGGTCCCTGCCCTTCGCCTCGACATCGGCCTGAGGACATCCCTGAAAGAGGCGATCACCATCATACAGACCAATTTCAATCTGACATCCGGGACCGGGCTCGCAGCGAATTCAATCATCATGATCGGCGCGGAGAAGATCAAGATTGTTGCAATATCCGGGGCGAATATAACATCTTGCTATCGGGGCTACAACAGCGCGGGAAGCCCCGGAAAGGCATTGGAAAGACTGAATCTCCCGGCAGACATTTATTGGAACATGGGATGTGTCACGCCCAGCGGGGATGTTTATTTCGCTTCGCAGATAACAGGCGATATTTATAAAAAATCAGTCGGGACCGATCAATTTATTGCTTTGGCGCAAACCGGGCGGGAATGGACCGGCATGGCTGCGGCCCCAAACGGAAATGTTTACGCCTCTGACTACGGAGGCGACATCTATATGCAGACCGCCGGGGCGGGTAATTTCGTTGCTCTCGGCCAGACTTCGAGATATTGGGTGGGTATGTGCGCGGCCCCGAACGGAAATATATATGCCGCCGTTGATGCAGAAGACATCTACATGCAGACCGCCGGGGCGGGTAACTTTGTTACCCTGAATCAGACGCATCGACAATGGTGGGGCATGGCGGCAACGCCGGGGGGAAACATTTACTGCTCCGTCCGCAACGGCGACATCTATATGCGGACTGCCGGGACAGGAGATTTCACAGCCCTTGGCGGCACTTCACGCGACTGGAGGGGAATGGCGGCGGCCCCGAATGGGGATGTTTATGCCGTCGATACCGACAGCGATATTTACAGACAGACAGCAGGAGCAGGGACTTTCGTAGCCTTGGGTAAAGTTTATCATAGCTGGCAGGGGATAGTCTGTGATCTCAACGGCGATATTTATGCGTCAACCTGGCAGACGGGAGAAGAGGATGTCTATAAACTTCCCGGTTCGGCGGTGGCCCATGAACTGGGGGAATCCGTGGCCGAGATCACGGCAAGCGTGCATATGTTCGCAAACCATCCCGTCGAGGCCATTGATACCATTTATGCGGTGAGGCCGGAAAAGCCCCCGGTGGACATTACTTCGATTTGTACTAAATACACCGGGCAGGGCGGAGCCAACGACCTCGCCGGATATGCCGGGAAAGCCGTCGTATCAGTCACGCTTGAAGCCGATCTACTGGATTCAAGGCTGCTGATTTCCGGGGACGGTTATATAGGCGGGGCGCACTATCCGCCTGTCCATAGCGATGTATATACAAAGGCGACTTCGACAAATGCGCTTCCCGGCTATCCTTATTATGCGACTGACCATACAAAATCTTTAATAGGAACATGGGCCGATACTTCATGGGCCTCTGAAGATTTTGGAACAACCAATCAACGATTCCATATTGATCTGGGGAAGGCCAGAGTAATCACGAAGATATATTATGAAAACTTCCATAGTTCCGGGGTAAGCACGACATTAGGCGCAAAAACTTTCACCTTTTGGGGATCAAATGACGCAGCTTCTTTTGCCGAACTCACCTATGGAACCGATACCGGGTGGACGCAATTAACGTGCTCGCAGGCGACGCTTGATCAGCATTCCGCAGCCAACGCCGCCGATCCGAAATACATCACCGTGACCAATACAACAGGATATAGATATTATGCGTTCAAGTTTGCTGATAATTGGGGCGGCGTGTCCAAAATGGGTGTGCGTCGAATTGGGTTGTATGATACAGCACTTATAGAACGTCCAGACTTTATCTTCGAACATTTCCTCTATACCTATGCAGGCCTTGAAGAATCCAATTTCAGCACTGACGCCGCCGCCTCTTTCGCCGCTGATTCATACGTCTTTTCAGTGGTTATAAACACCAGAAAGAAGATCCGGGAATGGTGCGCTTACATGGCCTTACAATGCCGCTGCTGGTTCCGGTTCGCCAACTCAAAGGCATATCTGCTTTACCGCCCGGATTCGCTTTCATCGGATAAGACAATAGCGAAATTCGCGGATAACGATGATTTCACCACGACGATGAAAATCACCCGCTCGCCCTTGGATGAAGTAATAAACAAGATCCGGATTTATTACAATCGCGATTGGTCAATGTCCGCCGGAGCCGAGGCTTACCAGGCGGTCACCACGGCGAGCGACGCGACAAGCATCACGGCCTATGGCGAGAAGGAGGACCCGGAAACATTCCAATTTGATTTCATCACGGTTGCGGCCATGGCTACGGACCTCCGGGATTTTTACTTAGCAAGATACAAGGACCGGAAAAAGGTCATTACTGGGGAGGTGTTCCTTGATCAATTTGAACTTGAATTCGCCGACGCCGTGACGCTCACGGAAGCCGGGGGTATAGTTTGCGAGGTTCGCAAGGTGGGGATGGAACCGGGCAGCGGGAATGCCATTGACAAGATCATTCTGCAAGCGAGGGAATACTGATGGCGCTCATATCATTCTCATGCGCGGCGCCGGTGGCCTCCTGGTCGCCTTCAGTCAACCCGGCAAAGGGCGGCGGGTATTCCCAGAGCGAGGAGCACTATCAGCCGAAGGCGTATGCCGGGGCGGATCTCTATGTATATGATCACGGCCACATTCATGGGCGGTTATTGACCTGGGAGGCGTTGCCGAAAGCCGACATGATCACCCTTTTGGCCTTCATCAATCTCATGCACGGCGGGGTGCATACCTTCACGTTCACGGACTACGAAGCGACGGCATACACGGGCTGCCGGATTCTTGATTATCAGGAATTTCAGTTCAAGAATCTCACCCTGGAACTGTTTCAAGTCACGCTTGAAATCGAGGTGCCGTGATGGCGATGCAATTCATATATGGAGGAACTTCCGTCACGTTCACCCACGACCCGGCAATGGGCGGAGTCGGATGCACAAGGCAATGGAAAAATCCGATGGCTCAGTCCGGCGGTGAAAATAAATATGTCTATGAAAAAACCGCAATGGCCGATATCTGGGAACTCACCTGGCCTGTGATAGACCCGACCGATCTGGCAAACCTGTTGACATTCCTCCGGGCGGTGAACTTCTCGGCAAATGCCTTCCGATTCGTTTTTACCGATATCTTTGGGAAGTCTATTGCATGGGCGTCCGGTATCGCATGGGCGTCCGGGATCGCATGGGCGTCAACTCCGCTATCGGTTTCAAGAGAGGCTTATTACATCGGCCCATCGAAACTCGAATGGACGCCGTATGAATTGACCGAGCGGGATTTAACCATAGAACTTTTGGTATTGACTCCATAGGAGGATAAAATGTCAGACTTGATTGTCCGGAAAAAAACGGCTCTCACCGGGGGCGGGGCATCGGCCCTTGACGGCATTGACGGGGCAGCCTTGCAGGAAGGCGAATTCGCCTTTGTCATGGTCTCGGATGTCTTGTATGTTTATCGCCTCAACGCTACGTCGGGAGCGGCGGAGTCCAGCCCGAATATCATCGCCCCCGATGCGAATGGAGGGAATAAGCGGTGGATTCTGCAAGATATAAGAACTCCTCTCATTAATGTATCGGCCGAACTCCATGTCACTGCTGCGACGCACCTTGACGAAGGCGTGTCGATGAGTGGCAAGGCACCGAAGGCGAGTCCGGTATTTACTGGAAATGTCTTAGGTTCTACTGTCGGAGCCACTTTTGCAAACAAAGACCCAATTAATACAGGAGTATTCAATGTAGGGGGTAGATATGCGATTGGGAACATTTCTCTTTTAGATAATCAATCAATAACTATTACAATGCAAGGTGGGGTATTAGTCAATATCTATAATGCTTCTACAGGTGCGGCGGCACTATTTTGGGTATCACCGAACTCTGCAACAATTACGGTTCTTGGTGATGTATCAAGCGAGTGGGTTATTACTGATGTGGATTCAAGTAAACTTGCAATTTTCCAAGCCGCAAGTGTTATTACGATAAAGAATTATTGCAACGATACGCGCGTATTATCCATAAATGTCTTTGGCGGAGTCGTTTCGGTTACGGCACCAGCATAAGGAGGACACAATGCTCACCGAACAAACAGGTTACAAACTCGACGTACTACCAGATGGCAGGATGAAGGTTCACAAGATAACCCATATCTTCAAGGATGGGAAGCAGATCGCAGAGGTATTCGGGGAATATGGCGACTACGTTCCGGGGCAGTTTGATGATCCGAAGGCTATGGCCGACGCCCCCATAAAGGCAATGGCAGCGGCGATCTGGACGCCGGAAGTCAAAGCGGCGTATGCGGCAAAGATGAAATAGGGGTGTGTCAAAATGTGTCAAACTGGCATCAAAAAAAGGGGCTGCGAAAACTATCGCAAGCCCCCGTTTTTACTGGTGGGTCGTACGGGAATCGGACCCGTGACCAACGGATTAAAAGTACTCCGGTCGCCTTCGGAAACCCGCGCCGGTGCTGCATTTCATTTTCTGGCTGTGTCCAAACGTATTATTTGTGCGCCTTTCCTGCGGCCAATTTTATTCCGCAATCCCCTACTGATAAGTTTTTGGGCATCCCTTAAATTTTCAAGTGACACGTGGGTGTAGATCTCCGTTGTGGTGACATTTGAATGTCCAAGGAAGGATTGAATCACCCGGAGATTGATTCCCTTATCGACCATTGCGGTTGCACAAGAGTGCCTGAGCATATGCGGTGTTACTCTCTTTTCGATTCCTGCCTTTTTGCAGGCCCGCCGGATTGCCTTTCGGATGTCAAAGACGGCCTTCCCCGTATCCGGGTTCAGGAATACTGGCAAATCACCCCATCCGGCTTTGCGGTTTGACTCAGGCGGGGCGATCGTCCTTAGAGACGACATAAGAGCCGGACCCATCGGCAGAGACTTCATGGTGCCGCCTTTTTGGATCATGTTCGCCGTTCCCCGTCTCCAGTCGATGTCTTTCCATCGGAGATTCCGGGCCTCGATTGAGCGCAACCCCATGACAAACAGGGAGAGCAGATAGGCGCGATAAAAAGGTTCTGCTGCGTTTATGACCGCCAATACTTCCGGGGCCGAGAGGACCTGGGGGAGTGGGCGCTTATACGGCAGCCTATCCATTGAAACCCTTCGCGGCGTGATGTGCCCTTGCCTGCCTGCCCATTTGATCATCCCGCCGAGATATGCCAGTTCTTTATTGATGGTCCGGTTCGATGGATGATGATCGCCGCCCGCCCTCATCCTCTGGTAGATCCCTACATGGTGCGGCCCGATCCCTTCCGCGTCATACTGGCCGAGATACTTTATCACCCATTGGCCAACGTTCTTTTCGATGTCCCGGTGCGTTGTCGCCGCGTGGTGCATCTTTGACCATTCAAGATAGGATGGCCAGAGCTGGCCTATGGTGAGGCCGGTCAGGGCGCGGGGTTCCTCTTTCCCCCTCGCCGCCTTCCATTCCCGGATGAAATCATCGTGCCAGCGTTGAGCCTCGGCGCGGTCCTGAATATGCGAGGGGATCGGAAACCGGACCCGCTTCCCATATCTCCCGTCGGGGCGATAGATGATGAAAAAGCGGTTGTAGAATTCCAAGCTCATGTGAAATCTTTCTTAAAAATAAGAACGATTGTTCTATAATGGCAATCAGTGGGCCGGTGTTCTTTGTGTGGTGCCCCCGTCGAGAATCGAACTCGAAACACCCTACTTAGCGGGTAGGTACTCTATCCGATTGAGCTACGGGGGCACGCATAAAAAAGCGAAGGGGCGAGACAGAATCTTTTTCTGTGCCTCGCCCCTTGCTTCGAGTTCTTGAATCCTCACTTACCCGCTGGCTGAAGCCTAAACGATGTTGATTCCATTTGTCAAGCATTATTTTTGACCTGTATTATGAGAGGGACATGGCTACCAAACAGCGACGACCTCGTTATACCTGATCCAATATATGTGCGGTTTTTTGCCGACATACCCACCCATTCGATTCTTCGCATTGTACCAGACATATTTACATTCATAGACCTCTTGGCCTTTCCGCAGATTAAATTTCGGATATCCAGAGGTCAAGGTTGTTCCCTGACAAGGCGAATCCATCGAAAAATCTCTGAGACTGTCGGGATCAAAAAGGGATTCCTGAAGGTGTTTCTTTATTATGGATTCACAGTCGGGGAACGGCCCGGCATAAATATCTTCCCATGTTAAGGGCTTGCCTGTAGCACACCCCACAAGGAACACCGTCAAAAAAATGATCCAGATGATCTTTTTCATGGTCCCTCCTTATTTATTTTTCCTCTCTCTCTCTCTCTCTCTCTCTCTCTGCTCGATCCTGCTCCGGCAACGTACTGATTCAAGCCCCCCGAGAGATGGGAAGAGGATGATGCGACAGCCGGAAGGGGCGATTACCCGGCCTCGCGTTCTTTTTTTAGATATTTCATATCTCCCGTTTCCGCATACTCATTAAGTTTATCGTTAATCTTGTCGATTCTCTTATCTCTCTCCAAGGAGAATTGTTTATGGCTTATAACGAAACCTTCAAGGGCCTTAATCCGCGCCTCCAATCCCTCAAAGGCTTTTCCTTTCCAGTAGTCGGTAGTTTTATCTTCGGCTTTCGGGGAACCTTGGCCGGTGCGGAGATATATGGGATTCGCACCCTTTTCTATGGCGTGATTTATCAAAGATTCTTTTATGCCACCCGTCCTTTTTCGGCTGGAAAAGTTCTGCGGAGACATCCCGAGGGCCTCAGCAATGGCCGCTTGGGATGTATAACCACAAGATACCTTTACCCTTTTAATCAAATCATCCATAGCATAAAAGATTTATAAAATAAAACTTGACAAGGCTAAAAGATTCGTTTATATTGCCCTCAACACCGTGTAGGAGGGAACCATGATTAAAAAACTCATTATCCGGTTTCTGATCCGCCTCATCAATCACCCCGAAATATCAAAAGCTATTTGCGCCATTGTCACCAGAGAAACCAAAAGAGGCATGGCGGCTATTCACGTTCCGTTCGACAACTACCCGGCGTCCCTGCATCGGGGGGAGCGGGTTGTGACGAAAGAAGAGGCTCAAGCGTTGCGTCCCCAAGCCGAAACATCAAAAGGATAATGGCGGCCATGCACTTTTCGGTCCTGAATTCACTGTCGAGAGGTACGGATTCACCTTTTCGGCAGCTTGCTCGGGTAGCTCCAATGGCGTCGCAAATCCTGATTGCCGGACAGTCGGCGGATCTAATCTGCATAAATTAACCTTTCTAAGCAAGGAGGGAACCACCCCATGAGATTAATCGCGCTCCTTTTCAAGTCTCCGAAACTTTTTCTTGTACTTGTCCCGCTCCATTTTCAATGCTTCATTCTCGGCCTTCAGAACGGCATTCTCCGCTTTAAGAATTTTTTTTTGCGACTGGAGACGTTTTATTTCCGCGTAAGAATCGATTGGTATGAAGTCTGGCATGGCCCAATCCTTCCATAAACAGGAGAGAACCCATGAACACAATCACGATCACAACAAAACATAGAGACCCGGCCAAACTTGCAAATCTTCTTACGGCTCCTTTGATCCGTGCAATGCGAGATTTGCGATTGCGGTCAGCCTCGCGGAATGAAAAGCAGCGTGAAGCTGCTGAACCTCCATTGCAACCCTATCCCGGACATCCTGCGTTATCTCTACCCCGTTCATCTTCTCCAGGATCAGAGCGGAGTAAAACGCACTCACAAGCGTCCCGGAAAGCAAAGAGGAAAACAGGGAATCGCAATCAACGTTAACGGTGGTTTTATTCTCCATATTCTGTTCCTTCCATAAACAAAGTAGAGGACAATCAAAAATGAATAAACCAAAAATCAAGCGAAATGTAAACAGAAATCTTTTTTACTCCAAGCTCCATCTTTTCGGCCTCTCCCTTCGCACCATCGGCAAGCTCCTCAATCCTCCGGTCTCAAAATACCGGGTGCATCAAATCCTTTATGACGCCGCCCCGGACTATCGCCTCAAGGAGATCGTGGCGATCCTAAGAACCAACGTGCGGACAATCTGGCCGAAAGCTGAATAGGAGGGTAGATCATGGCTGTCCAGGTTAAGCTTGATTGGTCAAATCCCCGGTCACCCGTTGAAGATGAAAAAAAATTAAACCTCATCGCCTTCCGGGTAGGGGACAAATTCAAATCCGACCTCGAAATGGTTTGTGGTGCAAAAGGTGTCGGCATGTCTGAGCTCCTCCATGAGTACGCAATAAAGGGTTTCCTTGACGATTACAAAACCATTCTCCTGATCCAGAGTAAGGGCCGCACGGAATTGCGCGACCTTTTGAAACGATCATAGCAAAATTTTTTAGCATGTCACGTTAACAATTGTTTGACAATGGTAAACATTTTGAAGGCAAAAACGGGGCATTGTTAACATAAGGGAAATCAAGGACATGAACGAAATAACCAAAAGGATGATGACCGACAGGGAAGCGCGGGAATGCGTTGAGAAGATCAACGCCGACATGAACAACATCCGCTCGCTCGTTCTTGAACTCTATGAACGCGAGGGATGGGCTGCGATGGGTTATCAAAGCTGGCGGGAGTGCGTGGTAGCTGAGTTTAAGCAAGGTCAGTCATATCTTTATTCGCAGCTTGCCTCTGCTTATACGGAAAGAAATATTTCCGCAATTGCGGAAAAAACAGAGACCATCCCTGAATCACAACTCCGCCCCCTTGCCAAGCTCCGTAATAATCCCGAAAAACAAAAAGAAGCCTGGCAGCAGGCCGTCGCCACCGCCCCGGAAGGCAAGGTTACGGCGGCTCATGTCTATAAGATCGTGAAGGGGATGACCATGCCGGAGAAACCGGCCCCCGTTCCAAAGCCGCAAGAACCGTCTGACGCAATGGCATTTGCAGCGATAGCGATCAGTCAACTTGAACGAATTCACCCAAAAGACCCGAAGCGGTCGGAGGCGTTGAGTAAAGTGGAGCGGTGGATTCAAAATCATAAAGGAGGGAAATCATGAATCAGCTCGGATGTACAAATAACAGCGCTAAATTTGAATTACTGAATTTCAATCGTGATGTCGAAAAGACGCGAAGGCTTGAAGAGTCCATGAAGAAGCATGGATACATCCCGGCTTATCCGATTCACTGTGTAAGCAACGGGGCTGGAAAATTCAAAATAAAAGCGGGGCATCACCGGTTCTATGTCGCCCGGAAACTCGGCATACCATTCTATTACGTTGTCTGTGAAGACAAGGCAAGTATTTTTGAGCTTGAACGTTCAACAAACCGCTGGGTCGTAAAAGATTATCTCACAGCGCACATGCGGGAGGGCAAAAACAAGGACTACGTAAAGGTTAGTGAGTACATGGATGAGACGGGCATCGGCCTCCAAAATACGATGTCCATGCTCGGCGGTCACAGCGCAGGAAGCGGAAACTTTCAAAGTGAATTCAAGGATGGGACATTCAAGATCCGCAAGGATTCAGACCATGCCGAAATTGTAAAGGACATTGTTTTACATGCTAAGAAATGCGGGATCGCGTTCTTTAGCAATACCCTTTTCGTACAGGCTATCTCCAAGGTTGTGTGGGTCGATAGTTTCTGTATTTCAAAATTCAAAGCAAAGATCAAACTATTCTCCGGGATGATGGAGAAAAAGGCGAACCTTCAGCAACACCTTGACCAACTGGAAGACATTTATAACAGACAAAGCCGGGATAAAGTTCCATTGGCATTTCTGGCCGCTCAAAAAGCGAGAGATAGAAACATAGCAAACAGCAAGAAATAGGATCAACCCATGACCCGCATTGAATACCTCGAAAACCGCATCGAAGCCCTTGAAGCCCGCCTCGACCTTCTCTCCGGTCGCCCTCGCGGCCCTATCACCTATCAAGAGGCGGAGCGGGCCATGAGGAACGGCGACGGCGGGCGGATGCTGGCGAAATACGTTGAACAGCTAGTGGAAGGGGGTGATCGGCAAACCAGAGAAAGGAATGACGGCAAGCTCACCGGATTGAGCGCGGAAGGTTCTGTGTAAAGGCCGGGGAGTAGTAGCCCCGGCCTTAACTAAAGGAAACGGCAATGACAACAGTTCCGGCTTTTAAGGTCGATGTAGGAAGCAATCAAGCTCTGATTCAGGTGCTTATGAACGCGTGGCAGCGGGAACTGGATCGGATCGAACGCGCCGAACAGGAGATCATCAAAATAAAGCTGGATCTCCTCGAACAGGGCGTTGAATTGCCCCTGGGGGAATGAAATGACAGTTTACCAATGCGGCACTTGCAGAACGATGTTTTACGGCTGGTCGGATAACCGGACCTGTCAAGACTGCGGCGGGACCCTGAAGCCGAAGGAGGAGATGATGCAAAGTGAACCTTTTGAACTGCCGACATACCTTTCAATGATCAAACACACACCCTGGCAAGCCATAAAGGAAATCATCACATGCGCCCTGATCCTGGCCGCCATGTTCGCGTCATTCTGGACAAAGGACATTCTGCTTTGGATAGAGGGGGTGATGCCATGAGCCGATCATTCGACATTTCGAGACTTGATGACCGCCGCTCCCCCGGCCAGACCACGCTGATAAAGGCCAAGTGTCCCAAGTGTCAGACCATCCACGAAATCTATGACTGCTGCGATGATGGGCGGCTGTCGAGGGTTTTTTGTCGCCACCATAAGGGACTGAGGCAAATGGAGTACTTCCCGGAGCTGTCACTAAGCCCGGACATCAGGATCGTTTAGGAGGAGATGATGGCAAGCAAAGCGATAGCAGTTACAGCGGACAGGGAAGAAAAGACGGAAGCGGAAATGGAGGCTTTCAAGAAGAATATCAGGGACACGGTGAATCTATTCGGCTGCTTGATCATGACGCCGTTAATTTTTTGTCTCGGCGTTTGCTACGGGATCAGGGCCGGGATCATCACAGCATTGAGGAAGACGCTCGAACTATACACGGCATGGAACAGGTAGGAGGTCGCCATGGTGCAAGCATCCCTGTTCGACAATCCGGTTTACCCGCCGAACCCTTACAAGCCTGGATCACAGAATTTCCGTCTCTATAACCGCATCCGGGAAGGCGCGGTAACGAACGCCGAGATCATCAGGACGCACGGGATATTTAATAGCACGGGTAGGATAAGCGAAATCCGTGAATTCCTCGCTCCCCACGGCATCAGGCTTGAATGCCAGCGGGTGAAGGACGGGCTGTTTGAGTATTCTTTGGGGGTGGAAAATTGAAGGATAACGAACTTAAACACATTGAATCATTGATGCTCGATGTCTTTTTTGAGGGTGAGAAACAAGTCGCCAAGTGGGGGATACAAGATCGAAGTACGTTTGAATGGCTGGCATTTCTCACTGAAGAAGTTGGGGAATTAGCAGAGGCAATATCTGAGTATGAATATCGAGGGGCGCGAACGGGGGATATTTATAAAGAGGCTATCCAAGTGGCAACCCTAGCCTTAAAGATGGCTGAAATGAGTAGGCTTATTAGCGAGACAAAACCATGACCCGCCTCCTCTCCTTCATAATCATCCTGCTTGCCCTCTGCTTTTGGGCGCTCGATCAGCCGGAACCCATCGACCCGGCTTTATGGAATCAGTACAAAATGACAGACGCGAGAGGTCACTAGTGAGCGAACCCGAAGAAATGGACGACTACATCTTCCCGGTCTTCTGCGTGTGCGGGTGGGTGGGGATGTCGGATGATTGCAAATATATGCTCTGTCCTGACTGCGGGGCAAGAGCGGTGAGGGAAAAGGAATGTTAAGACCGAGAGTGACAAGTATCTTATCCCCTTTCACGGATTTCTCCAAGATCGATCCTGAAGTCCTGGACATGGCCAGCGATCGAGGCACGCGGGCGCATGCCGCCGCGCTTGCCTATGCTTTCGGCCTCTGGTCGCCGGAGATAGATGAGGACATCGCCGGATATGTCAAATCATACAAGGCATGGCACGACCGTTTCGTTTTCAAGGTTCTGGCGGTCGAAAAGGAACTGATCCATCCCCGGTGGAATTATGTCGGCCATTGCGACCTGGTGGCTTGGGTTAGCGGGTACAAGCCGGAGCCGGTGATCTGTATCCCGGACCTAAAAACGCCCATAACGGCAAGCCTCACCTGGAGATGTCAAGGGGCGGCTTACCGGGAAGCCGAACAACTTGAACACAAGGAACACGTTTATGCGGGAGTGCTCCAATTACGGAGAGACGGCGGGTTGCCGAAAATGACATGGATCGAAGATGAAAATCAGGCATTCGCCGCATTTATCGGGGCACTGTCAGCGTGGAATTATATCAAGGCCGGGAAATGAACCACGAAGATCTTTTCTCTGGCATTGGCGGTTTCGCATTAGCGGCAAGATGGGCGGGGATAGAAACGATTCAATTTGTGGAGATTGATAAGCGATGCAGGGAGTTTCTTTCGAGGGTGTGGCCGGGAGTGCCGATTCATGATGACATACGAACATTCCACCATTCAGGCCGACCTATTTTCCTACTCACCGGAGGCGTTCCATGCCAGCCAGCCAGCCGTGCCGGGAAGCAGAGAGGCGCGGAAGATGACCGCTGGCTCTGGCCGGAAGCTATCAGAGTGCTTGGGGAAGCAAAGCCCACTTGGGCGATTTTCGAGAATCCTCCTGGGATCGGAGATGTGGGCCTCGCCGGAATATTATCTGACGTGGAAAGCGAAGGCTACGAAGTGCGGGTGTTTGGTGTTCCGGCTTGTGCCGTCGGCGCCCCGCACATTCGGGAGCGGTATTTCATCGTGGCCAACCGCTGCGAAACGGGACGAGAAAGGCCCGAACGGTCAGGATCATTTCGACAACCGGGAGAGGCCGCACATGGGGCAGTTGCCGAACGCCCTCAAAGCCTCATGGCCGACTGTGACGAAAGAGGATCAGAAGACGGACAACGTATGCGACCGGATGTATCAGGAAGCAATCGAGACCGGCGAACCGATACCGACCACGGCGCAGAGATTGAGGAGTGTAGTGGCGGCGAGTTGGCCGACGCCGGATCGGAATATGGACAGTGGCGGCAGGACGACGACGGGGAGCAGGGAAGGAAAACAACAGATAAGCCTGAATTCTGTGGCTCATTCGACTTGGCCGACTCCACAGAGTTACGACGACGGATCGCGGGGAGGGCCGACAACCCCGCAGAAGGCGAAAGACGGCAATCACGGGATGGTTTTGAACAACTATTGCCCGACAGGAGAACCTTCGACATGGGGAACGCCTCAAAGTGCATCGGAGAATCCCGCAGCGCACAATCAGATCAACGGCACATGGTATTTCCCGGCCCGTGGGATTCTTTCGTCTGGTTGCCTTGCGCGGACGGAAAAGTTCGTCGTGCGCCTGACGACTCTTTCGGCCTGGTTTATGGGCTACACCGTAGCTTACTTGGCGCATTGGGAAACAGCATCGTTCCGCAAGTCGCAGCAGAAATCATTAGGGCAATCGTCTTGACAACGAGAGGGGGAAAGTAATGGGTGAACTGAATTTTGATGAAATAGGGGACAGGGAGGTTGGATTTACAGGCGGTCTTGACCTGGACACGGTCCGCCCGAAGTTTGATGACTATAGGACCGAGGCCGTCCGGATCGCGGCGGAGGCGAAGGCTTTGACGGTCCAGGATCAGGAGTCCCTGAATATCGCCGTCATGCTTGGGGGAAACGCAAAGAAGATCGGAAAGGCGATTGATGTCCAGCGGAAAGGGATCATCCTGGAGCCGAGCGAATTCGTGAAGGGCGTGAACGGGATTTGCAAGGCCATCACCGACCAACTTGACGAAGCCGAGCGGACGGCAAAGGGCAAGATTAATCAATATCAAGCGCGGGTCCTGATGGAGCAGAGGGAACGGCAGAAAAAGGCCGATGAAGAGGCCCGGAATCTCCAGGAGGCGGTCAATAAAGAAGCGAAGGAAAAGGGGATCGAGGCCCCGGTAGTAGTGGCTCCGGTTGTGCAAAGCGCGCCGAAGGTAACGAGAACGGAATCAGGAAGCGCGTCACAGCGGAAAGTGTGGTCATTTGAGATCGTGGACGGCGACAAGATCCCGAGGGAATACCTAATCATCGAATCACAGAAGATCCGTGATGCTATCAAGATGGGTGTCCGGGAGATACCCGGCGTGAGGATTTTTGAAGAGACAAAAACCATTTTCAGGACATGAAAGGGGAGGGGGAAATTATGGCAGAAGTTAAAGAGCGAGCATTAGCACCAGCGGTAAAGGCGCAAAGCATCCGGGCGCTGTTCAACGATGGCCGGGTGAAATCGGAAATCATGAAGGCGCTGCCCCGGCATATGACGGCAGACAAACTGATCCGGGTCGCCATGACCAGCATCCAACGGAGCCCGAAGCTGCTCGATTGTTCGCAGCAGAGCCTTTTGGCCTGTATCATGACATGCGCGGCCCTGGGCCTGGAACCGGATCAATTCCTGGGGCAAGCCTACCTCGTGCCGTTCTGGAACGAGAAAAAGAAGTGCATGGAAGCGCAACTGATCCCCGGTTACAGGGGATATATCGCACTCGCCCGCCGGACCGGAGAGGTTCAAAGCGTTTCCGCCCAGGTCGTTTTTCAGAACGATCATTTCATCCTCAAATATGGCCTTGAAGAAATCCTTGACCATTCGCCGGCAGAAGGCGACCGCGGAGAAGTCAAGGGCGCTTACGTCATTTTCCGATACAAGGACGGATCGTATTCATTTGACTACATGCCGAAGGCGGACATTGACGCGATCCGCAAGCGAAGCAAAAGCGCCGATTCCGGCCCCTGGGTGACTGACTACGGAGAGATGGCAAAAAAGACGGTAATCAAGCGGCATGCAAAACTTGCCCCGCTCTCCGTTGAGTTTCAGCAGGCCGTCGCCCTGGAGGATCGCGCGAACCTCGGGGAAACGCAGATCGACCTTATGTCGGATGGTCCAGGAGCGTTATTGGAGGCAGAAACGGAACCGCCACCCGACCTCTCCTCCCAGGTTGCCGAATTCGACAAGGCGACCGAAGATAAGGGCATGATGGCAAAATACGTTGAAGTCGCCGCAAAGCATTTCAAAAAATCCCCGGACGAAATCAAGGCCGAAGCCCTGAAAGACCTTCCGGGATTTATGAAGGCTTACGATAAGTGGGCGAAGGGCCAGGCGCAAAAAGAGGCGCTGAAAAAGGAAGGCGCGAAGGCCCCGGTTGACGCATTGACCGGCCAGGAACTAGCCCCCGGTCCCTGCCCGAACCGTGAGGACCAGGCCATTATGACCGTGAAATTCTGCGGGGAGTGCAAGAGCCGGAAAGGATGTCCGGCGTGGCCTGCATAGGCGGGAGTGCCGGGAAACGTGCACGGCGTATGAGAAAGGGAGGAAAGTATGATGGAAAAATTATCCCTGTCTTTGCAATGCAAATTAGGATCGCTGATTATCCATGCCAAGGAAGCATTTTCCGATAAAAGGCATCCCTATGACAAGTTGGAATTTGATCGCTTGTTGCAGGATTCAGAGGTTAAAGAGTGGATGAATGATCTTGATAAGGATGGATTGCTACCGAAGGAAAGATGAAGCCAGCCAGCGACTTAGAGGTAAGGATTGAACTGCCGTAAATGCGGGGCGAGCGAAACCCATCTTTATCGTGACGATGACAATTCAATCGCCTGTTACGTTTGCGGACACCGGAATTATGGCATCGTTTGTGACAAAGTAGAACAGGAGGAGCGGAGCGGTGAAAACGATCAATGGCTTTTGGAACTTAACGAAAGAGCGAGAAAGCAATGCCGGGAGGATGGCATTGGAAGGGGTGAGGGTGTGGCGAATTTCATAGAGCCTGAGACCAAAGAAAAAATAGAAGCTCTTTTACGAGAGGGAAGAGGAATCCGGGAAGTGTCAAGGCTGACGGGTGCCGCTTCAAATACCGTGGCGGGAATCCTGAAATCGATGTCCGACGGCGAAGAGTTGAAATGCAAATGCGGCCTATCATTGACGCATAGGGGGAGATGCGGGGCGCGTCGTTTAATCACAAAGGAAATAGCGGAAAAGCCTCTCAAAAAGGTGGAGATCAAGCCGAAGGACCTGTCCTTTGACGATCCCATCCCCCAAGAGATCCCCGTCACGATCAGACTGACGATCGATGTCAATTTCAGGGTGAATGGAGTGGCTGCGTGAGGAAGCGCAAGCCAAAATCCGAGCTGAAGAAGCTCGCCCTTGAATGCCACCTTTTATGGTCAAGGGCAGTGAAGATCCGGGACGGGAATCAATGCCGGGTTATAGGTTGCGGTTCAGATTCAGGCTTACAGAGCCACCATATTTTCAGCGACAAGATGCACAGCTCCACCCGTTACATGATTTCGAATGGCATAGCCCTATGTTTTCAGCATCATTATCCCCGCGGCCATTCAGACCCATGCGTCATGCGGGAAAACATAGTCAACGCGATAGGAGAAAAGGCTTATAAAGCCCTCGAAAGTTACGCATATCCAAACAGACCCATTAAGTACAAGGTGAGCGATTTGAAGGAAATCAGAAGCCAGTTGAAGGGAATGGTGGGGGAATAGAATGGGCAAAGCGCCTGCTTTTCAGTTTTATCCAGGAGACTGGCTTTCTGATCCTCAGCTGCGGCTCGCCTCTGCATCGACTAAGGGAATTTGGATCGATTTCCTTTGTTATATGTGGAAGGCAAACGAGCGCGGAAAGCTGCATGGAACCGTCTCCCAATTATGCCGGATGACAGGCTCAACTGAGGAGGAAATGACTCAGTTTGTAAATGAGGCTAATTTTCTAAAATTCGCTGATGTAACAATTTGTAACGACGAATTAACCGTAAGTAACAGGCGCATGTTACGGGAAGAAAAGGATAGAAAAAATGGATGTTTAAGGGTTCAGAAACATCGTATGAAACGGCAAGGTAATGAAAATGTAACGCCCCCTTCTTCATCTTCTTCTTCATCTTCAGTAACTAAAGTTACTTATTCTGTAGAAAGCGGGATGTTTATCAACATCCAAAAAGACGACCTTGAACTATGGTCAAAAGCATATCCGGCGATCAATCTGCAGAATGAAATTTCAAAGGCGGAATCCTGGGTGAAAGCCAACCCGAAAAACAAGAAGTCAAATTGGGAGCGCTTCCTAAATAACTGGTTTTCTCGTGCGCAAGACAAGGCTCCTCCAATCAAAGAGGTTGTATTTACACGAAATAAAGAGCCGACATACATCAAGTGTCCGGCTTGTGGAAGGGAGATCCTTCCAAGTGACAGGGAGGGCGCTGGCTGTATTAAGTGCATGAAACCAAAGATAAACGTGCGTGAAATGCTGAAAGAACATGGGGTGAATCTGTAATGGGCGAACAAAGGAGGAAAATGATGGCAGAAGGAAACGAACCGAAGGTCATAGCGACGTGCCCAGTGTGCAAGAAGGAATTTATTGCGGACGGGAAGAGCAAGCTATTAGTGACATCCTACCTGATCCCCATGGGCCAATCCCTGGGACAGATCAAGATGGCAACGAGCCTGCCTAAGATCGCGTGTACAGGCTGCGGGATAGAGTTCTTCGCAGCCGAGGCATTGGAAGAATTGCGCAAGAAGGCGGCGGGCGAAGCAGCCAAGATCATCATGGCAAGGCCGAACGTGGTGAAGCTGAATTGAAAGCTAAGATAGCATCGCTCAAACCAAGGATCGCAACCATTGACACAAGGCGGGGATCAAGCGTGGCGGTGGAGAGGATCAGGGGCTGGAGGCTGCACAAGATCAGGGAGCGGATCTTATTGCGTGATGGCTACACCTGTCGTATCTGTGGGCGTGTGTCTGTTGATCTGATTGTGGATCATATTGTGCCCCTTGCCGATGGCGGACGGGAGAGTGACGAGAACAGGCAGGCGATCTGTGCTGAGCCATGCCATAGGCTGAAGAGCGAGAGGGAAGAGAGGGGGAGAACATGAAGCGACTAACGAAACATCAACGGCTTGACTATCTAAAGAATCATCCATTGTGTGCTGAGTGTGGCGAACCAGCGACACAGGTTCACCATGTCAAGATGATTCAAGATGGCGGGGGGAATGAGGAATCAAATCTCAAGGCGCTTTGTTTTGATTGCCATAACATGACGGATGACCATGCTGTGTGTGTTGGTAGGATGACGTTTGTGATGGACGGGGAGGGGTGGGTCAAATCTTTGGAGACCTGAGCGCCGCGTAAC